CGAGCAGCGCCTGATCAGTTCGCTCCGGGGCGTTCTGGCTGACAACGAAGCCAACGACGCTGAGGACATGGTGATCGACGTCGCCACGGACTCCGCCAGTGCCGTCACGGACGACGAGCGCATCGGTGGTGAGCGTGTTCTGGATGCCCTCCAGACCCTCGGCGACCACAAAGCGTCCATCACCACGATGGCCATGCACTCCGCCATCCACACCCGTCTGCAGAAGCAGAACCTGATCCAGTATATCCGTGATGCGGATAACAACGTCATGTTCGAGACCTACATGGGTAAACGTCTGGTGATCGATGACTCGTTGCCTGCCGTCGCTGGTAGCAACCGTATCACCTACACCTGCATGCTCTTCGCCCCTGGTGTGTTCGGCACCGCCTCTGGTCGGGTTCTGATCCCGTCCGAGATGTTCCGCGCTCCCTCAGCTGGTAACGGTGGTGGTCAAGACACCCTGTTCTCCCGCATCAACAACGTGTGGCACCCCTACGGCTTCACGTTCACCTCCAACACCGTCACTGGTGGCGCTGCTTCGCTCCGCTTCCCGACCTACGCCAACTTGAAGGTGGCCGCGAATTGGAACCGTGTTCACAGCCGCAAGAACATCCCCCTGGCCTTCATCAAGGTCAACGACTAGTCTGTAAATACGCACTGAACAGCGGAATAGGCCAGTGCGTTACGGGGTTATCCCGTTTCGCACTGGCCTTTTACTTTCATACTCTCAATCATGTCTCAAGAAATTCAAGCACCTCTTGCCCTCTCCAACCTCCTGAGCCGTGGATACACCATGAGCGAAGCACGTCGAAAGCTCGGCATTGCTGAGCTCGTCGAGGTCGTTGACGCACCAGTTGAAGCTACCCCGCAAGTGGTCGTGAAGGCTCCCGTAAAAGGGCCTCAGAAACGCGGAGGCAAGCAGACCGCCTCCTCCGAAGGCGATGAAAATCTTCTCTAACACCTAAATAGCATACCATCATGTCCCGTAATTATCTCTCCCGCGCCAAGTCCGGCTATGCAGGCATCAACGCCTTGCTCGCCGTGCTTCTGCCCTCCCTCAAGTCTGCCGCTCCAGTCAACGCTGTCGTAGCCACCCTCACTACCGCACTGGCTGGCACCAACAACGACCTGGTGTTCACCGCCACCCTCAAGGGTGTGTACGGCAACGGCATCACCATCTCCTACGTCAACCCTGGCGTCGAAACCGCTACGGAGTCTGTGGCTGTGGTCGGCAAAGCCATCACCGTGACGCTCCGCAGCGTCAGCACGGTGCTGTCCACTGCCGCTCAGGTGAAGACTGCTATTGACGGCAAGGCTGCTGCAGCTGCCCTGGTCACCGTCGCCAACGCTGGTGGCAACAACGGCACTGGCGCTGTGATCGCCCTCGCTGCTACCCCACTGGCCTCCGGCGTCAACGGCACCCCTGGCAAAGCGTTCGAACAACGCTGGTACAACGGTGTGCTCTACATCAACGCCTCGGACGACGACAAAGGTCTCGCCACCGACGCCTGGTACAGCCAGACGTTCACCATCGTATCGTAATCGTTAGAAGACACCCACGCTCATGGCACTTATCGTTGAAGACGGCACTGGTGTTGCAAATGCCAACAGCTACATCAGCTTGGTGGATGCCAGAGCGTGGGCTGTTTCCCGAGGGCTGACCCTGTCAGCTGTGGACGCCACGTTGGAGTCTGCGCTGATTCGCGCAATGGACTTTGTGGAGTCCCAGCGCTCACGCTTCTCCGGCGCAAAGACCTCCGCTACGCAGGCCCTGCAGTGGCCACGCACCGGAGCCTCGCTGGATGGCGTCGAGCTTGAGCCAACGGTCATCCCTGCGGAGCTGAAGAGCGCCCAGGTGCAGTTGGCCTTCGAAGCTCAGACGGCGGACCTGCAACCCACGGGAACGGGTCAGGAAGTGCTACGTGAGAAGATTGATGTGATCGAAACGCAATACGCTGAACGTGGGGCAGGCTCGGTTGTGCCCCAGTTCAACAAAGCTATGGCGTTCCTCGAACCCCTTTTCAAGTCCGGTGGTTTTGGCATCTCTGTGGTGCGCATTTAACATGGCCTCGATCTACGACGCTCCTGCTGCAACTGCCCTGAAGCTGATAAAGGCCAAGGGCCTGCAGTTGACCATCAGCAAGCGTGGTGGTGATGCTGTTTTCGACCCCGTAACTGGTGGCTTCACCACAGCTGGTGCTGATGTCACAGGAACCCTCGACTGTGTGGTGCTGCCGTATAGTGGCTCGACCATTCGAGCTTTGGCGGACGGCTCGGTGACGGCGGATAACAACTACCTTCAGGACTTCACAGAAGGACGGCTCCGCAAGCTCCTAGCAGCTGCGTCCTCGGCTCCTTTTGAGCCCAAGGCAGGCCACGTTGTGAGTGGCTTTGAAAGCAGCGTCTGGGAGGTCATCGGATGCACCCCGCTGAATCCTGCTGGCACGCCCATCATCTACACGATGGCGATTCGTAGGAAGTAAAATGCCACCCACTAACAAAGGCTCTTTTGCTCAGTCGATTGGCACCTTCAAGGTCGGCACAATGGACAAGGCTGAGCGCATCCGTCGAGGCATCATCCTCAAGCTATTCGGAGCAGTCATTCTTGACACGCCAGTAGATACTGGGCGTCTGCGTGGTAACTGGCGTACCAGCGAGCAGGCCCCTGCCCTAGCAGTCATCGACCGCATCGACAAGGGTGGCTCCCTAGCCATGCAAGAGGTGCAGAGTAACATGGGCGACGGCACTGGCCGAGATACCTCTGTGTTCCTCGCCAACAACCTTCCGTACGCAGCCAAGATCGAATATGAGGGCTGGTCTAAGGTCAAGGCACCACAAGGCATGGTGCGGCGCAACGTCGCACGCATAAACGAACTCGTCTCACGAGCTGCAAAAGAAGGTAAACTATGAGTTACGCACAAATAGCATCAGCTCTGCGGAGCGGGGCGAAGACCATCCTTGAACGAGCCACCATTTCGGGTGGTCTTGGCTTCACTGCTGCACAGATCGCATGGCCCAACGTCGAGTTCACCCCACCCAACACCAACCCATATGTCGAGGTGGCTCTGCTGTCTAACCCTTCGTCTGTAGCCACACTGGGGCGTGGCGGCGAAGACAACCAAACTGGTGTTCTACAGCTGAGCCTATATTATCCTTTACAAACTGGGGATGGTGCGCTTTATCAGGCATATCAATTACTCAGTGACTTCTTCACCGCTGGAGTGTCTCTAGCTTATGAGGGTCAAGAGGTTTGGATCGAAAGTAGTGGGATGTCTCCCCCTAGCAAGAAAGATTCCAGATTCGTAACGTATGTATCAATTTACTGGACCGCAAGGACAAATCGCCCAGCCAACGCATTCTAACCTAAAACATCATGAGCACTAGTTCCCGCCACGCACTCTACGCCATCCCCGAGGTGACCTACGGTGTCACCCCTACCACTCCCGCCTTCGTTGCTGTTCGCCACACAGGCACCACCCTTGGCACCACCAAGTCCACCCACATCTCCGAAGAGCTGCGTGCTGACCGTCAGATTTCTGACTTCCGCCACGGCACCAAGCAGGTCGGCGGAGACCTGAAGTTCGAACTCAGCTACGGCTCGTTCGACCAGCTCCTCGAGGCGACCCTCGGAGGCACCTGGGCAGTGAAGGCTGCACCCCGCACTGCCGTTACCATCAGCGCCTCCTCGGTGGATAACTCCATCAACGACTCGGCCAACTTGCTCCCTCTCCTGACCGCTGGCGACCGCGTTACCATCTCTGGCTTCACCACCACTGGCGTGGCGAATAACCAAACTGGCCTGATCGTCGTTACCTCGACGGTATCCAAGTTGGTACTCTCCGGCGGTGTGGCGCTGGTCACGAAGATTGCAGGTGACAGCGTTACGGTGACGACCCTCACGAATCAGCTCAAGGCTGGCACCGTGCGTCGCAGCTTCAGCGTGATGCGTCACTTCAGCGACCTCCAAGCGGGCGATAAACCTTTCCACCTCTACACTGGCGTGGAGCTGAACACGATGAACCTGACGATCCCCTCGGACGGCATCGTCAACGGCACCTTTGCCGTGATGGGCAAGTCCCAGACGCTCTCCACCACTGGCGTGGCTGGCCAAACCCTGGGCAGTGCTTCGACCACTCGCGTGATGGACTCCTTTACCGGAACCATCACCGAAGGCGGTGTGAGCTTGGCCATTGCTACGGAGATCACCCTCACCCTGGAGAACGGCCTGGAACCTCGCTTCGCAATCGGCACCGACTCGGTAATCGGCAACGGTGTCATCGGTCGCTCCAATCTCACTGGCCAGCTCACCGCTTACTTCGAGAACGCCACGATGCTG